GGTGTGTACGTGTTGTTGAGTTGCAAAATAATCTGCTCAAGCGAACGCACAAGCTGGTTGAACTGCTGTGGATCGTAGCCCGAGGGCGACGCGTTGGGCAGGCGGACGTTGGTAATCTTGCTCATCTCAATCCATCAGGCGTGATATCGACACGCATCGTGCCGAAACGCCAGAAGCTGCCCAGCTCGTCGCTCTCAATGCGCAATTGAACTTGACGTCCTCGTGCGCGCGTGCTGACAAACTGCGTGTCCGGTGTGATCACATAGGGGTCCAAAGAACTTGCTACTGCAGCAGCCTGTGGGTAAGGGCGCAGGCGAAGGCCTACAGTGATGTTGCCTTCCTGGCGCTTAAAGTCAGGAATAAACCTTTGCATCAGCAGCATTTGGTCGCCGTCACCAATGTCAAAGTACCCCGAGTACACGTATGCGTCAATGGCCACACCGTTGTTGTCCACCCCGTCCTCTTGGTTGTACAGATGGCTGCGGCCGGCTGTAAGGCCGTAGATTGTGGAAATAGTAGCCGCGTTGTCTGAAGGATCGTACTCGGTAGCCAGAGGTTTTTCAAACGTGCCAATGTCTGCCCACGCCGTGCGGGACAAGGTGCCCACTGACCAGACGTTTTCCATGTAGTTGTAGGTTACAAAGCCGTCGATGTAGTCACTGCTCAATGTCGGGTAGAACCACGTCACCTCGTTGAACTGGGTGTTGATGCCTACGTTAACAGCACTCGCCTGTGCAATGTTAATGTCTCCAAAAACGTAGTCCTGCACGGTGCAAGGAATCTTCTTGACCGAGCCGTCAAACACAAAGAACGCGTCCTTGCTCATCCAATAAGCCACACCATTAACGTCAGCGCCCGCATGCGGTCCGATGATGCCGCAGTTGGCACCCAACTGCTGAAAACCAAAGGTGTAAGGCGGACCAAGGAATTGTTGGCCATGAATGGACGTGTCTGTCCAAATCAGAATCTGACCCCGTGAGCGCAACGCCGAGATAATCTCGTTGCCGTCCGTGAGCCGTTGTCCGCCAGCCGTGTTGGTCGCAGTGGCCACAAAGTCGTTGATGTCCTCTTGCGAAGAGAAGCGCACAAACATCGGGTCCTGGGTCCCTGGGCTACTCAACGTAGACTCCGTGCCAAAGCACACCAGGTGCCGGTCAGGAGTTGAGACCAGCGCAAATTTGCTCTTGGTTGGCGCGCCTGAAATGGCCGTGGCCCGCGTTCCGAGGCCCGAGGTGGGATTCCACTCGTAGATGCCGCCGTCAACCGCTTGCAAGATAAGGAGCTGGCCAAAGTTGTCAAACTGCCAGACCCTGGCGAGCAAGGCCAACGCAGCAGAGGCAGGACGGGGCGTGCCCCAGGTGCTCAGGCCCCACGTGCCGGTGCCCCAGCCAAAGTCTACATAGCTGACATCACTTCCGACGTTGATCTGGTAGGTCGCGGTTGCCGCCCCGGCCGCCGCTGCCGTTGAGGTCGCTTGGGTCGGGGAGAGGATTGTGTAAGTGCCATTAGTAAGTATGGCTTGAATCTCAAATTCATTTGTAAGACTGGCATTGGTAATCCCTCCTGGATTGCCTGAGACGGCGCTGAAGGTGACAAAGTCCCCTTGAATCGCCCCGTGGGCCGTGTCATTGACAACCACTGTCGTGCTGCCGTTGGTGGTGGTGAATGTGCATGCACCAGTGTCCCGAATAGGGGTGATGTCGGCCCACGTACCGCCGTAGAACACATAGACCTTGCGGTTCGTTCCAAGGGCCGCGTAAGGTGAGCCTGCCAAATCGTTCCACGTGAAGATGTCACTGACAGAGCCAACAAAGTTCACCTGCGTGTTGCCAAACTGCGTCCAGCCGCCTAGCTTCTCGGGCAGACCATAACGAAACCGCACGTAATCGCTGTCCACCCAGCCGCCCTCAGCACCGTACTCGGTGTTCTGCTTGTCAACGCCAGGTTTTAAGAACAGTCTAAGAAGTGCCATTACCTAAATCCCGCTGTTTTCTTTGCAATTGTTTTGGGTTGCGCTACAAACTGTTTTCCAGCTTTTTTGCCAGCGCGTTTTGCACGCGTTGTGGCAGCGTACTCAGCAGGGCTTAGACTTTTGATCGCAGCTTCTGGAAGGTACCGCTCCCCTGTTTTACTAGAGGGTTTTCCACTCTTGGTTCTCCACTTCTGGTCGCCCCAATCTTTAAGACTTTTCTGAGGGGCTTTCAATCTCTGTACCCCCCGCCTGCGGCTTTGTACTTCTTGGCGACCAACTGTGCTTTTCTCGCGGACCACTGCCCCGCGCCTGTGCCTTGCGTGGCAGCGGCCTTGACCTGGCTCACGATCCGCTTGCGCAGCTCGGGCTTGGTGTAGTTGCCGGCGGCATTGACGGTGCCGCCCTTTTTGAGAGCAGCAACTTTGGGCTTTTTCATGTGACGCGTCTCCATTCAGGTTTGCCGTCGCCTCGGCTGAAGTGTGGCGTGTCCACGAGCTTAACGCCATTTCCGCCCCAGGAGTTGAGCGGATGCAAAGATTCCCAATAGGCACCCAGCGGAGCGAGCACCTTCTTGTCGTAGACCAACTTGCCGTCTTGGAAGAAGTTGAAGTCAATCGCCAAACGCTTTAAATGCAACGAGTTCATCGTCTGGCTGCGACCGGTTTTGACATAGAGTTCCTGCTGCTCAGGGGTGCGGTAAAGCTCGCCAGGAGTCACCATGAAGCCCTGGGATGATGCGTATTCCACGAGCTTGCACATGTCCCGCAGGAAGGCTGCTTGTTCTTGGCTCAGGCTCATTCTTTTTTACTCCTCATGTCCGCCAGCTTCTCAACCGTGCGACCACCAAAATATGCAAGGAAGATGATTTGGCCCCACTGGCCCAGCAGATTTACGTAGCTCTCTTGTGCGTTATAGCCAAACGCCGACATCATGGTGAACAGAAAAAATGCCACAAAAATAGCGATCAGAGCCATCGGGCGGATGTTTTTGGACAACCAAGAGTCGGACGACATGTCCGCTTTCCATCGATCAGAGATGTTGTTGTTCTCGTTTTGAATGGCGGCAGCAAAGGCCTGCAACTCGTCAATGCCGAGCTTTTTCTCTTCGATACGGAGGCGCAAAAGCTCTTCTTGGTGGTCCATCTCGTACTGCCGGAGCTTGAGCGTATCGGCATCAGAAAGAGGTCCGTCGAGCTTGACGCCGGTCTTTTCTTCAACCCAGTCTTTGCCCTTGGCCATCACGGCATTGCCGATCAGACTCAGACCCTGGGACAGAAGGGGTGCGAGAAGTGCTGGAATCATGGCTTTTTCCCTATGCGCTCACGCTCTTCGAGGAGCCTGACTTTGACTTGCAACTCATTGATGTGTGTCATCAACTGCTCTTTGATGATGGCTCTGCGCTCGGCAGAAATAGGGCTGTCCGTAGGGACGCCCTCTTTGGTGATCAAGGCCGGCATTTGGCCCTCGATCCTGGTCAGGCGCTCAGAAAAGCTGTTGACCTGGCCCAAAAGCCATGCCAGGGACATGACCACGATTGGGATAACTGCCTTAAGTACGTCTGACCAATTCATCTCTGCTCCTTACATGGTTGCTCCCGATGCAGCAGGAACCGTCGTGATCTCAATCGCCACTGACTTTTGCAAGTTCAGTGGTTGCCCGCAATCGGCGCAGATGTCTGCGTCGATCTCGGACTGATCCAGGTCGTAGCCGCACGCACCGCAGAGAACTTCCACGGCGTGTGCGGGCTCGATACTGCCGTCAGGCAGCGTCCGTGACGGGCTTTGCAGCTTCATCGGTGTTTGCCATATCAGGCATTTGGATTTGGGGCTGCACTTCACCGTGGATGGCATTGACAATCTGGAACACCTCACCGTAGGGCTTAGTTCCCAAATAGTTCAAGATACCGTTCATGAGTTGCAGGCTGACTTTGACTTCTTCATTCATGGATTTCTTCTCCAAAGCATCGCTGAAATGGGGCAGCGATGGAACCCCTCATCTATTATGCCCAAGGGTTGGGAAGAATCACTGACGGAGGGTTCAGCATCTGCTCAATTTGTGAGTCCAGGCCAGCTTCAACGGCGGCTTGATCTACTCCAGATGCCCACACCCATCCCAATACTTGATCTTGCGTCAAGTTGGAGTAAGCGGTGAAGTCTTGAGTGCTGGGTGGGCCAAAGTGGGCATACCCATAGCTTGACGCATTGGTTGGCGTATCGCCGCCAGTGGTTGCACTGCAATTCCATTGACAAGAGATCACCACATCAGTCAGGCCATCGTCAGAAGGCTTGGTATCCATGTAAGCGATTGCCCAAGTGTAAGTGTTTGCCATATCAAATTTCCTTTAAAAGTTCAGGTACACGGTTCCATTCATGCTGTCTCAGGGCAATCACTGAGTCATACCAAACAGCATTCTTCCATCTCCAGCAGACATAATCGTCTTCTGGCAACAGCACGATACATTTCACGCCCAAAGCGCCAGCCATGTGCGCCGTTCCAGTGTCCACCGTGACAACAGCTTTCATGGACTTCATGTGTTCTGCTGTCTTCTGCCAATCTTTTTTCCAGCCGTTGTCAGGTAACTTGATGAACGGGCCATCCTCTTCTGGGTTCAGGCTGTATGCGTTCTTGCCCACAAGCTCCATCATGCGCTCTGGGGTCGTGCTTTTAATCCCGTGCAGGTAACGCCTTGAAGCGCCCCAGTTCACGCCAACAAAGGGCAGTATCTGGCTTGGCTTGGCATCTAAATACCCCTCGCTTCCAATGACCTTGTTTTGAGTTATTGGGAACAGCGCACGAACAGGAGCAGGGCAGTGCAAAGCAATGAATGGAAGGCTCATCGATCCGATCCAATAATCGCATTCTTGGGATATGCCTTCTTTTTCGTTGTTGGTAATGTGATCGATACAAGGGATTTGAGCGTACAAATACGCCAATGGCAGGGTAGACAGCACCACCAGCTTACTTGCCCCCAAAACCTTCAGGATGGGC